TTTATACATGGCTGATAACAGCAACGTGTATGTTGGATACACTGAATCCCCACGAGTAAACCAGCGAGTATCATTTACGCTGGAGGAGTTGGACAACTTGAAGCAGTACGCAACTGCAAAAGGTAGAGTTTACATTGATGTAGTCTCTGTACCAGACCGAGAAGACAATCGAAAGATGAAAGCTTTCTGCTCTGTGTATGACCCTAACAGTCAAGGTGAACAACAACGCAAGGTAGATAAGCAAAGCACTTCTGAAGTGCCATTCTAATTAGTGGTCAAGACCATCGTGACCGCAAGGGGGGAGTCAGTTTCGTGAATTGTTCTGGCTCCCTTCGCTATGCTCTCGTAGCTCAACTGGATAGAGCGTCACCCTTCTAAGGTGAATGTTGCAGGTTCGAGTCCTGCCGGGAGTACAAAACTTTATTTTAATGGACATCTTCAGACAAACATACCAAGCCTACATCGAGGCTATCGGCGCGGAACCAAACAACTCAAGGACACGACAACAGGTAGAGATAAGGGCAGCTTTTGCCAATGCCACATCTGCATTCTTTCACCACAGCGTGTGTTCAAACCTGTTCAATAAAGACAGGACAACTATCTATCATTACAAGCAGAGTCATGAGATGTATTTTGTCTCAAGCCCTGAATACAGAACGTACTTCGAAACAGCCTCTCGAATCGTGCTGGAAAAGCTAGACTCCTTTAAGAAGGAGGACTTAAATTTAGAGGCTCAAAACTTTCTTTCTCCTCATGAGCAAATTGATACAATCAAAGGCATCATCGAAACCCTCGAAGCCTTCAAAAACCGAATCCAAATCAGACTTAGACGCTATAAACCCACAACACTACAAGAAGGGGGGCAAGCAAGTATGGCAGATGATGATAGATATCTGGGGCAAAGACTCATACATCGAGTTCTGCATGATGAATGCATTCAAGTACCGCATGCGGGCAGGGAACAAGCCGGGGAACAGCATGGAACAGGACATGGAGAAAGCGAAGTGGTACGAGAACCAGATACAACAGCTGCGCGATGAACAATCAAAAGGTAACCATCTATCCGACAATCTATCGCACACAGGAGGCAGTAATAACATCGTTAGATACAGTTCTAACGAGGATTAAGGAAGGCAAGAGCCAACCAAAGGTTGAGCTTATAAGGGAAGGTGACAAGTCTGTTAAGCAAGAGCTACCTGCGGTATGCTTTAGCGGAATCTTTGAGAAGAATAAGCGAAGTGATGACAGCTTAAAGTTTCACAGCGGCTTGGTAATCCTAGACTTTGACCATGTTGACGTAGCAAGAACTAAGTCTGCCTTGGCAGGAGATAAGTACATCATGTCGTGCTGGGCATCACCTAGCGGTGAGGGAGTTAAGGGTCTAGTGGAGATAACAAACACGGAGAGACATCGTGACCACTACCGCTCACTGATTAAATACTTCGATGAGCAGTACGGACTTGAGTTAGACAGCACCGGAGAGAATGAAAGCCGAGCGTGCTTTGAATCATACGACCCAGACATAGTTGTCAAGGCTGAGTACGAGAGGTATGGTGGCATGATGTCGGAGCATTCTCAGAATCAAGTTGTTAAAGACTTGTCTGGGAGGACTGACTTCAACAAGATAAACATAGCAGCAGCTATGATACGCAAGGCGGAGGAAGGAGAGAAGCACAACGTTCTTGTCAAGGCATCGAGTTTGATGGGTGGGTACATTGCCAGTGGTATTGTTGAAGAAGATGTTGCTCGTTGGATACTCGAAAGAGAGATTCAGAAGCGGGACATTGACAATCTTGAGGGGGCTTTGTTAACCATCAGTGACGGTATAGCGAACGGAAAGAAGCTACCGATTAGCGAGGTCATCAACAGCGAGGAGAAGATTAAGAGGGACATGAAGCTGAACGATGGGGACATGTCCTTTATCAGCAGCGACGACATCGACTACGATTGGATTGAGCAGTATGTAGATGGCAAGATACCCTTGGGTCTTAGCACGGGCAATCAGTTCATGGATGAGAGCTTCGTATTCAAGAAGGAGTTTGTCATGATTAATGGACACAGCAACATAGGAAAGACAACCTTTGCTTTGTGGATGATGGTGGCAAGTTCAATGCATCACAACTGGAGATGGGTAATCTACAGCTCAGAGAATCGTTCTGCTGCTGTGAAGATGAAGCTGGTTCAGTTTGCGCTCAATAAGAAAATTGGTAGCACCACACACATCGAACGTAAGAAGGCTAGGGATTGGGTTGAGAAACACTTCGTTGTCATTGACAACAGCAAGACCTACAGTTACATGGACATCATCTTGTTTTGTGAAAAGGTGCACAGACAGAATCCGATTGACGGGTTGTTTGTTGACCCATACAACAGCCTTAAGATTGAGATGAGTGCTAACCGTGGGGTCGGCCCTCACGAGTATCACTATGAGGCAGCGTCAGAATTTCTAACCTTCAGCAACAACATGGATGTAGCTGTATGGGTGAACGCTCACAGCATTACTGAGAGCCAACGCAGGAAAGGCGATGACGGCTTGCAAGTCGCTCCTTACGCAGAGGATACTGAGCATGGTGGAAAGTGGGTGAATCTTAGTGACTGCTTCATCACGCTACATAGAAAGATTCAGCACCCCGATGTCCTCCAGCGCAGGTGTATTGAGATGCACGTTCGAAAGGTTCGAGAGGTGGACACTGGTGGTAAACCCACTCCCTACGCGCAGCCAATGATTTTTGAATTGAACTCAACACAGAGCGGATTCTCCATGCACGCACCCAACCAAAAGCTATTCACATCTCTTGGTGAACAACTTGTTGGCAAACAAGAGCACTTCTGACCGTACCTTTTAGGGCATGGCTAAACGCCGGAAGAACTTAACAAGACCAACAAAGGGAAGGAAGCGCAAAGACCTCAATAGGGGTTCAGTAAAGCTGAAGTCAACTCTTGAGACCTATTGTTATGATAGGCTGAAAGAATCAAAGATTGATTTCGGATATGAGAGCGAGACATTTCAGTTGATGGACTCGTTTAGGTATCCCGGAGTTTATCATAAGTCTACACGGGGTAAGGATGTTATGACTGATGCGACAAACAAGGTGGTGCTTTCGATTAAGTACACTCCAGACTTTGTTAGCCACGAGAATCGTTTCATTATTGAGACGAAGGGTTGGGTTCCGTCACAACATACTTTCCCTTTAAGGTGGAAGCTGTTTTTAAAGTACATGTCAGACAATGACATGGATGACTACATGCTTTTCATCCCTAAAAACAAAAAGCAAATAGATGCCGCGATAACAATCATACTGAACCACATCAATGGAGAAGCAAAAACTTAGTCAGCTCTACAGCTACTGTACTCAGGAAATACAGAGGTTGACTACGGAGCTGTACGAGCAGCTTCACGATAACAATGGTGAGCCAACTACGAGTTGGGAACAAACACTAGACAACGCAAGAAAGTACAAGAAGCTGGTAATCTTGGAACTTGAAGCGATGAAGTCTGCACTCAAAGAATACATAGAAGAATCAGATGGCAAGCAGCTTCCGTAAAGACCTTGAGTTCGGTAATAGGATAGAGCTTGCTTGGATGAACTTCATGGGTGATAAAACCCTAAAGGCATACGAGCAGTCAAAGGGCAAGGAACCCGGCTGGGATATCGTTGAGTTAAACGACAAGGTTTACTTCGAGGTCAAGTGGGATACTAAATCTTCGGCAGCTTGGTCTTCATACGGAACCCGTAGAGACCCCACTGGTAACTTGTTTATCGAGTACGTAAACCCAAGTGCGGATAAAGACAGTGGGATTCGAGCTTCGATTTCAAAGTACTGGGTTTATGTGGTTAAGTACGCACCTAATTCTCTAGTTGATGAGAATAGTTTTGGTGACTACAAGGCTCATGCACATCTCTTTAATCGCGAAGCCTTACTGAAGTTCTGTGAATCAAGCAACTTGAATACACGCGACACAAAAAGAGACGTGGGTAAGGGCATGCCAGTAAATGCTCGTGGTTGGATTCTCCCTTGGGACATTGTTAATGAATCGAAAAAAGACAGCGGATGGTTGGCTGTTTATGACATCTCTGACTATCTTTCTCTTCCGATTTTAACGCAATGAAAAAGATTATTAACAAGGAGTTTGGCGTTCTTCATGAAGCCATTGAAAGTATTCTTCATGTTGAGCTGATTACAACATGCCGAAACAGAGAGAACGTAAATGCCCGTATGATTTTCTCCAAGATTTTACTGGACAAAGGCTACACTACGGTGGCTATTGCTGAGTACTTAGGTAAGACTCACTGCACTATCGTTCATTACAAGAAACGATTTGACGGATACATTCTAAATGATAAAAGGCTAAAGGGTTCTTACGAAAGCGCAAAGGCAGTGTACTTCGGTAGCTTTGACCCAGTGTTTGACATGAGCAACAAAGAACTCAAGGACGAGGTGTTCAACCTCAGGAAAACAATCAAGTCACTAGAGAATGATGTCACCGAAGCAAAGGAATACCTACGCGAAGTGAAAGAGAAGTACGTGTGGAAGGGTGGGTTTGA